GAAGGTGTTATGGCTAAACTACAGTTTGGTTATAACATCATTAATCCAGCTAATCACACTATTGATTCGTTGACAATATGTGATGACTTCAGTACACTCATGGGTGATATACTTACCCAACTTATATTAAAAGAAGACGTTTATGGACAGACTCGAACTATCGATACTGAAGAATTTGATTTATAATGAGGAATACACTCGAAAAGTGCTTCCATTTATAAAAGAAGATTTCTTCACAGATAACACAGAAAAAAATATTTTTAGAGAAGTTAGAAGTTTTATTGACAAATATAAAACTTTACCGACACACGAAGCTCTGGTAATTAATCTAACAGAATCTAGTAAACGAACAGAAGAAGAAGTTCAGTCTGCGGTATCAACACTACGTGATATTGATAAACGTAAAGACCAACCAACAGACCAGATATGGTTAGTCGAACAAACAGAGAAGTTTTGTCAAGATAAAGCCATATATAATGCTATTATGGAATCTGTCTCTATACTCGATGATAGCACAGGTACCAAAGCTAAAGGTGAGATACCACAACTACTATCAGATGCACTAGCGATATCTTTTGACAGAAATGTTGGACATGATTATGTTGATGATTATCAATCTCGATACGACTTCTATCATAAAGTAGAATCTCGTGTTAAGTTCGATTTAGACCTATTCAATAAGATTACTAAGGGTGGTTTGCCACTAAAGACACTTAATATATGTCTAGCTGGTACAGGTGTTGGTAAGTCAATGTTCATGTGTCATATGGCAGCGTCATCAATATCTCAAGGTTTGAATGTTTTGTATATCACTATGGAAATGGCAGAAGAACGCATTGCTGAGCGTATTGATGCTAATCTACTGAATGTTAGTTTGAGTGATATAGAGAATATTAGTAAGCAAGAATATGAAAAACGATTTGCTAATCTCAAATCAAAAACTCATGGTAAGATGATTATCAAAGAATATCCTACTGCAGGTGCTTCCGTATTACACTTCAAAGCATTGATTAATGAATTGAAATTAAAGAAGAATTTCAAACCTGATATTGTGTTTATCGACTATCTGAATATATGTGCGTCATCAAGAATTAAACAGGGTGGTTCAGTTAATTCATATACATACATTAAAAGTATTGCGGAAGAGTTAAGAGGTTTTGCTGTAGAGAATAATGTGCCTGTTGTTTCAGCCACTCAAACTACTCGGTCAGGTTTTTCAAATACTGACGTTGGACTTGAAGATACGTCAGAGTCGTTCGGTTTGCCTGCAACAGCCGATTTTATGTTTGCTTTGATATCGACTGAAGAGTTAGAACAGCTAGGTCAAATAATGGTAAAGCAATTAAAAAATCGTTATTCTGACCCCAATCATTTTAAAAGATTTGTTGTGGGTGTTGATAGGTCAAAAATGCGATTATATGATGCCGAGCAATCAGCTCAAACAGATATATCAGATTCTGGTCAAAACGATAAACCATTGAATACATTCGGCAATAAAGAGAATAAATTTAAAAACGTGCAAGGTATTAAATTATAGGAGATTAGTGTATGAAAAATAATTATAAAGATATAGTTAAGGGTGTTGAAAACGTTAGCGTAAGTATTCTTGATAACGGATATACATTAGAATTTACAGGTAGCACCGAAAAGGGTGATTGGATAACAAGTAAAACTATCGTTTCTTCTGTAGACGAGCTATGTGAACACATTAAATCCGTAGTTAAATTTCCACGAGAATAGTTTTTTGGATGCATAAATAGTTAATGCACAAATTTAAAGAACATAAAGAGCACTCAAAACGAGTGCTTTTTTTAGAATCAGAACAAACTAAAACACCTAAAATAGAACATATAGAAGATGTTTTATTTGGTAAAGGTGTTGTTGGCGCAAAACAAATCTTGCGTGTTTTGAATTCTTTAAAAGAAAGACTTTCAGGAACAGAATTGGCAACACGTGAAGATATTCTGTCGATATCAGAAAATTTGATGAAAGCTTCTAGATTACTTTCAGATATAAACACACTAACATTAAATAGAATATCCACTTCTGATACACTAAAAAATCAGTTCAAAACATACACAGCAATTAAAAGAAATAAACTCACAGAACCTAATTTAACAAACGCATTTGTTAAGTGGGTCGAACAGACATTAAATTCAAATATATTAAAAACCAAAAGAACTCCTACGATATATAAACGACAAGCAGAAAAGACTGAAATTCTTAGGTTCTACAGGAATAATGCTAAAGACATACCTTTAATTTTTGAATTTTTGTCATTAGTTCTAGAAGCAAAGAAACTGATTTCACAGAAAATGAAAAATGTTAAAGATGATGACTTGTTAGTGAAAGAAAGTTTTATTGATTTTATAGAACCCATACCACAAGGCTCAAAATAATGAATAAGAAATTCGATATATCAGCAGTAATGGCTGAGTATGGTGATGACGATTTTGGTTTCACCGCAATTGATGAGGAAGAGTATCAAGCTGTTATTGCCGAAAAAGATGATACTGTAGAAGAGTATAAACAAAGATTGGTGCAGGTTGAAAAACTAATACTACCATTTCTATCTAAACTATTGAAGACAGCAGACCAGCCAGTTATCAAATGGCCAAATCGTGGTCCTATGATTGAAGCTCAAATTCAAAAGATATTAAATTTAACAAGAGATTAGTATGAAAAATATTAAAGACTTTTTATTAGAAAAACAAGAATTCAAATCAAAAGCTGGTGCTGGTGAAGACGGTTCTGGTGAGTTAGTTAAAAAATATACCAAAGATACTCCAGGTCAGTCTATAAAAGAAGACGCGGATGAATGTCATCTATATACATATCAAGAGATAAAAGACTTAGAGAAGTTTGCTGATAGACTTTTAAATAAGTATGGGGTTGACATTGAATTCACTAGACACTTCGGTGATCGTATGAGTGATACAAGAAACAAACCTTGTATTAAACTAGCAGAGTTACAGCAAATGTTTAAACGAATAGAAGCAAGTAAAGCTGAAAAAATTCGTAAACAAAAAGACGGTGAGTATGTTATCGTTGATATACAGAAAGATTTAAATCTTCCAGTTGTTATCGAATACAAGCGTGGTGAAGGATTTGAAGTCAGAGTAAAGACTATCATGCGTAAGAAAAACTTTTTAACAACAAATCAGAAAGTAACTGTAGAATCGTTTAAAGAGCACATAAGTAAGATGTAATTATTATTTTTTATTGGAGTTGTAATGAATCAAGATTTGATAATAGGGTGTAGCACTAACTACACGTGGGACACAATTAAGTATTGGGTAAATTCAGTCAATAAGTGTGGATTTACTGGTGACAAAGTTCTTATTATGATGAACGCAGATAAAGCCACAATGGATAAAGTTGTGGAAGCTGGGTTCTCTGTGATAGGTTTCAATCAAGACGAAGACGGTAATTTAGTTTACGAGTCAACTCTGAAAGTTCATGTCGAACGTTTTCTCCATATCTTTAACCATCTAAACAAAGTCGATTATCGCTACGTTATTACGACAGACGTTAAAGACGTTGTGTTTCAAAGAAATCCAATTGATTGGCTAGAAAGCAATCTGGATCCATACAACAAAAATCAACTAGTATTTTCGTCAGAGAGTATGATATACAAAGACGAACCGTGGGGTAAACAAAACCTTCAAGAAACTTTTGGAGAGTATATGTATGAGTATTTCAAAAATAGCGAGATATTCAATGTAGGTGTTCTAGCTGGTAGAGGCTACGCAATGAAAGACTTGGCTATTAACATTTTCCTATCTAGCATTAATCGTCCTATTCCAATCGTTGACCAATCAACGTTTAATGTGCTTGTTTCGATGGAGCCATACAAATCAACTAGTATTTACAATGCATCAGAAGATGGTTGGGCATGTCAGTTAGGCACAACGGCAGATCCAAGCAAGATAGAAGAATTCAGACCTAAGTTACTTGAGCCTAGTCCTACGTTTAGAGACGGTAAGGTTTACACGAGCAACGGTTCCAAAGAGTATTATATCGTTCATCAATACGATAGAGTTCCAAAATGGAAAGCTGAAATAGAGAAAATCTATGGCTAGAATTCTGTATGTAGTGCATCGTTATGCACCATATCCCGGTGGGTCTGAGAATTATGTTCGTGATATGGCTGAAGAGACCCTATCAAGAGGACACGAGGTTTGTGTGTTCACAGGCGAGCATAAAGGTGATTGGAATGGCGTTCGAGTAACTGATTTGGTTAACACACTTAACGAGAAGTGGGACTTGATTGTCGTGCACGGTGGTGATGTTGGTGTGCAAGACTTTGTATTACGTCACGCTAAAGACATCGAGTCACCTATCTTGTTTATGCTTATTGTTCCGTCAATGAGTCAGACTTATCTTAATGCAATTCAAGATGTAAAATACGTAGGATGTTCAACTATAGAGGACTGGGATTACGTAAACGATAGAGGCGTTGTTGAGAAGTCTGTTCAAATTAGTCACGGTATAGACCCTAAGATATCTACAGGCACTAAAGGCTTCAGAGAGAAATACGGTATCACTACAAAGTATATGATTTTATCTTGTGGTGGTTATTGGCCCAACAAAGCAATGAGAGAGTTGGTTGAAGCATTCGATAAGGTAGGTCGTGACGATATTACTCTAGTTTTAACTGGATACGATAATCGTCATGGTATCAAACCTGAAGATTCTAAGAATGTTAAAGCCTTAATGATTGATGATCGTGACGAAGTTCTATCAGCAATAGCGGATGCGGATCTATACATAATGCATTCACACAAAGAAGGGTTTGGACTTGTATTATTAGAATCGATGTTGAATAAAACACCGTGGGCTTCACGTAATATTGCTGGTGCGAAACTACTTAAAGAATTTGGATTTACTTATGATAATGACGATGAACTTGTTACTTACCTCAAAGATTTTAACGGAGTACCTAATACTCAGATTGAAGATGCTTACTCAATCGTAGTTATAAACCATTTAATTAATAACACAGTTGATGATATATTGAGGTTATTATGAAAATTGATTTAAGATTGGGTGATTGCTTAGAAATAATGAAAACTATACCTGACGGAAGTATTGATGCAATTATTACAGACCCACCTTACGGAACGACCGCTTGCAAATGGGATAGCGTTATACCTTTTGAGCCTATGTGGGCAGAGTTAAAGCGCATTATTAAACCAAATGGTGCAATTGTTTTGTTTGGAAGCCAACCATTTACATCCGCATTAATTATGTCCAATCCAAAAATGTTTAAATATGAGTGGATATGGGAAAAATCGATGCCAAGTAATTTTTGTCAAGCTTCATATCAACCAATGAAATACCATGAAAATATTTTAGTATTTTCTAAAAATAAAACAAAATATAATCCAATAATGGAAGATAGGTCTGATATTGGAAAAAAAAAATTAAAAAATAATGGAAAAATATTAGATGGCTCTAATAATACATCTGAATTTATGAATTTTAAAAGAGAAAAGGGAATTTATCGGCAGTATGACCCAAATAAAGTAAATCCAAAAAGTGTTCAAAAATTTAAAAGTGTTCCAAATTGCAATGGAAATAAATTACATCCAACACAAAAGCCAGTAGCACTTATTGAATATCTTGTTAAAACATACACCAATGAAAATGAAACTGTTTTAGATTTTACAATGGGGTCAGGCACAACTGGCGTTGCTTGCAAAAATCTTAATCGTAACTTTATTGGCATTGAGCTTGATGAAACATACTTCAATATAGCAAAAGAACGCATTGAAGATGATAAAAATACTTTAGAAAGTTTTTTTAATATGGAAACAATATGAATTTTACCTTTGCAATAACAACAGATTATTCCAATATGGAACAAATCTATGAAGTATTCGAATCTATCAGAAATTTAAATATACCTAATTATGAAATTTTAATCATAGGCAATAAATATTTTTATGATGACCCAGATGTTAGATATATTCAATTTGATGAAACTAAAAAAGACAAATGGGTAACACATAAAAAAAACATTTTATGTCGAGAAGCAAAATACGAGAATATCGTATTGATGCATGATTATTATGTGTTTGATAAAGATTGGTATAAATCTTATCTAGAATTTGGTGATAATTGGGATATATGCTCAAATAGACAACTATTACAAAATGGTAAGAGACATTTTACTGACTGGGTTACTTGGGACTGCCCCTTATATCCTCGATATACATCATTGCCGTATGATGAATGGCAATTGACTCGTTATATGTATCAGTCGGGTGGATACATGCTTGTCAAGAAACAAGTGATGCTTGATAATCCTTTCAATGAAGAACTGTCTTGGGGAGATGCTGACGATGTGGATTGGTCTCTCAGAACTCGACATAAATATAGATACGTATGTAATGGCACAGCCATTGTGAAGCACAATAAAAAACACAGAGATTGTAATGAATAAATTATGTATATTTGACCTAGATGGTGTATTGATTGATTCTCGAGAACTACACTACGAGGCATTAAACGAAGCTCTTAGCGATATACACGAAAAATATATTGTATCTAGAGAAGAACATTTAAGTGTTTATGATGGATTAAGCACGTCAAGGAAGTTAAAACTTCTATCAGATAACAAAGGTCTTCCTTTAGAATCACACAGTATGGTTTGGAAAAACAAGCAGGACTCAACTATTAGTTTAGTTTCCAAACTAAAAATAAACTATACAGCACAGCTTATCTTTAGCCACCTTAAAAAACGTGGTTGGAAGATTGCAGTCGCCTCAAACAGTATCAGAGAAACTGTTCGTGTTGCGCTGCATTCTATTGGTGTTTTAGGCATGATTGATTACATAGTCAGTAATGAAGATGTAAAGCATCCTAAACCGCATCCTGAAATGTATTGGAAGTGTATGATTGCACTCGATGCATTACCAGAAAATACTATCGTAGTAGAGGATAGTCATATAGGTAGAGAAGGAGCTATCAAGTCAGGCGGCACTCTTTATCCAGTCAAAGACTCTTACGACTTAAATTCAGATAGATTCTTATCTTACGTTGACGAGTTCGAGTTGAAAAATAAAAATATTAATATACCATGGAGAGATAAAAAGATGAATGTTTTAATTCCTATGGCAGGTGCTGGCTCAAGATTTGCACAAGCGGGATATACTTTTCCTAAACCACTGATTGAAGTCAATGGTAAACCAATGATTCAAGTCGTTGTTGAAAACTTAAATGTAGACGCGCACTTTATCTATCTGGTCCAAAAAGAACATTATGAAAAATATAACTTGAAGCAGTTACTTAATCTTATTACTCCAGATTGTGATATTGTTCAAGTTGATGGTGTTACTGATGGCGCAGCAAGAACGACATTGCTAGCAAAAGAGTTAATTGATAATGACGAACCTCTGTTAATGGCAAACTCAGACCAGTTTGTTGAGTGGAATTCTAACGAAGTATTGTATGCATTTACTGCCGATGAAGTTGATGGTGGTATCGTAACATTCAAAGCAACACATCCTAAGTGGTCATTCGCTAAAATCGGTGAAGACGGGTTTGTATCTGAAGTTGCTGAAAAGAATCCTATCTCAGACAATGCTACAGTAGGCATATATTACTGGAAGAAAGGTTCAGACTATGTTAAGTATGCTGAAC